TCCGGGTGAACATCAGCGAGGTCGTCGGCAAGGCACGCAATGTCCTTTGCGCTAAGCACGCTCGTCAGTCCTCACCAGTTGCGTTGCAGTGGTGCGGGCCTTTGCGTAGTAGGCGTAGGCAGCGGCTTTCTTCATCTCGGCCTTCTGCGAACGCTTGAGGTCAATGTCGTCAGCGGCAACGTCAAACGCACAGGTAACGGCGGTATGCCACTGCATGAGCAGATCGCCAGCCGTGCCATAGATGTCATAGGTGTAGCCAGTGATCAGCACAGGGAGATCCGGTTCAGTAGCGAACGACCATTCGCCAGTTACCAGATCGGTACTGGTCGGGGTAAGCACGTCGTAGTCACCGTCAGTCAGTACGACGTTGGTATCCCAGTCACCAACAGGTGCCTCAAAATCTGTGTAGGTGACATCGCCGCCTTCGCTGATGGACGGCTTTTCCATGATGGGGTAGTAACGCACCTCATCGCGCCTGCGCTTGAGAGCGTTCTGAATCTCTGCATCAGTGAACTGCTGACTCGCCCCAGACGGGTCAGCGATCATCAGCCTTATACGAGAAACAAGATCATCCATGAGCAGAATCCTAAAGGGGGCCGGGGACTACCCCGACCCCCCCAAAGGATTACTACGACTTGGAAGCCGTCATGGTGCCGATGATGCCCGAACGGACAATCTTGGCCCCATAGACGTTCAGCCCCTTCACCGCGTCCGCGAAACGGAGCGGCGGGCGGTATGCCTCCACCTTCTCAATCTGCATGGCCAGAGTCCATGCCGACGGGTGGCCAAACATGACCTTATACTTCGCGCCAGCCGTGTTGTCCACGTTGTTCGACACGAGCACGTTGAAGCCAGCGGCCTCACCGATCACACCGTTCTGTAGGACAGCGCGGTTGCGGTCGGTGCCGTAGGACACAAAGCGTGCGTCCTTGCGGAGCAGCCCGTGATACCACGGTGGCACGATCACCCAACGGCCCTGCGGCGGGCAGTTGGCCTCGTCCAGCGCCGTGTAGGCGTCGGCAAGGTACTCGTAAGCCGTGGTGCTGGACGGCACAATCGGCGTGGTGTCGTCACCGAATCCGGTGGTGATACCGACGCCAGCGTGCAGACCGGCAAGGTAGGAGTCAAGGTCGTTGGCCAGAGCGTATGCGGCCTCGCGCATCGCACCCTCCATGACCTTGGGAACCTGCTGCGCCTGATCCACGTCGTCAATCTGCATGTTGAACGACCGGCTCTGATCAATGCTCAGAATCGTCTCGGCGTCAGTCAGAGTCTCAGGAGCAGACAGGTCCGTGTTCTTGGTGTAGTCACTGATGGTGACAGCGCCAAGGTTGTGGATCTTCACGGACGAACCAGCGCCACGAATGTCACCCTCGTAGTCGCGGTTGATGATGCCCGGCTGTCCAAACACAAGATCGTTCCGCAGATTCTCAAGCAGAGCGCGGGACCAGATCGCCGGGATGAAGTTGTTGAGAGCCATTTAGGACTCCCCCCTTTCCCTAATCTTCTGACGCAAGCGCAGCCTGTACGTCCTCCCACGGGAGAGCGTCAATCTCAGCCTGCGTCATCTTTGACATTGCCTCCCGCGTGAGGCGCGTCCTGCGCCGTGCGGGATTCGCAGGGGAGGTTTCCTTTGGCGCTGCTGGCTTCTGCTCCTGCTTGACGAGCCACGGACGGTCCTCAATGAGATCCGTCATTGCCTCTTCAATGCCGTCCCAACGGTTCTTGTCGGGGTCGTACTCAAGCGCAGATGTGTCAATCAGTTTGACTGCCGCCTCCGGGTCAATCACGTTGAGTCGGGATGCGACTGACGACACAGCAAGGTTCAGGGACGACTCCCTCAACTTCTGCTCTGCCGCGCCAAACTTCTCTTCCATCTCGGCCAGACGCCGGGCCTGCCTCTCCTGCTCAGACAACTCAGCCTCTTCCTTTTCCTTTAGGACAGACTCAACCTCGCGCAGACGCTTCCGTAGGGATGCGTTCTCGCGGGTCAACTTGCGGTCCTGTGCGGATTCCTTTGGCTTCTCAGCCGCAGGCTCTGAGGTCGTAGGGTTGTCCTCATCCCCATCCGGCTCCAAGCGCGGGCGGGTTTCCTCAGCGACAGGCTCAGGGGAAGGCTCAGGCTCAGGCTGAACCTCAGCCTCAACTGTGGCCTTCTCATCGGTGACTACGGAATCCGTGGCCATCTCCTGCTCAGTCGCATCGGCAATCGGCGTCCCAGACGCCTCGCCCTCTTCGACTCCCTGAGTCTCAGTGGCGGCATCGCTCATCTTAGCGGTCCTCTCAGACGTATCTCAGATGCAAGTACCAACAGCAGACTGTCAGTACCTTGAATACGCCAATGCTTACTGCATTCGGGAAACTAAGTCAAGCGTTTGCGGCTGCACCTACATGATGCGGTCTTGAGCATCTTTCTGAGAAGGTCGCGGTCCTCAACGATGTGCGGCTCAATGCCAATGCGCTGGCCGCACTTGTCGCAGGCGTAATCAACCAACTCATAAACGCCCGGCTTTTCTGTAACCCAACCTGTTCTCTTCCAAGCCATTGTCTCTCCCAAGTAATGCGCGGGGACAGATCCGGCCTCCGACGAACCTGCCCCCCGCGCCCCCGGATCAGAATGCTTGGGTCATTCTGCTCAACGGGGAACTCTGCTGACTAGAACGGAATGTCGCTGTCAGCAATCTCCGGTGCCGCCTTCTCTTCCGGCATACCCGGACCAGAGAAGTCAGCGTGCGTGCCCTCCTTGCGAACAACCTCCACGTCCCACGGACGGTAAGACCTGCCCTGATTACCGAACGGAACCAGATCAGCACCGCGATGAATCCTGATGAGGTCGCCGTACTTGGGAGCGTTGTCGCTCAACTGACGCAGCAACCCGTTAGGCACAAAGATCTGCACCTGCATCCCGTTGCTCGTCAGCGCAATGACGGGGACGTGCCCATCATCAAACTTGCTCTTGACGTACTTGAGTCCAACGAGCACCCCTTCAATAGAGTTGCCGTCGTCGTCCCACTTCCACGTCTTTGCATCAGCCAATGTCTCTCTCCTTCCGGGGTATAGAGAAACCCCTATCTCCTTGTCTAACCCACATTATAGCGAGAGCGTCAAGACCGGGCTACCCCGGCCAAGACGCAAACCTCGCTACTTGCGAACTATCCGACCCGCTGAATCTCAGCGTAAAGGGCAACGCTGACCCGGAGCGGAACCGCAGGCTCAACGTAGGCAGCCTCGTCAGGGCTGACGTACTGGCAAGGAGTCTTTGACCAGCCGCCGCCCCAACGGCAGTCACAACTGTCGCAGCGACCCTCGCTGTTGTACCAGTGGCCAAGGTCGGGACCGTACTTCTCAACCCACTCAGCACGCTGCTCATCGGTGATCTTCATTGCTTGCCTCTCTCTTCGTAGTGACAAAACAATCTAATCAGATTGAAACTAGATTGTCAAGCCTTGCGGTACTCGGCAACGTGCCGGTAGCGCCACGTCCCGGTTGGCTCTGTGAGGTGAACGATGATGCCGGTAGCGCCCTCGTAGGGACCGTCCTCGTTCATGGCGTCCAGCGCGTTGATGGCGTATGACGCCTTCGCCGCCTTGCCGTCCGCGTACTGGTGGTTGGTGGCCACCATGCTGCTGTCGCCGTAGGTCACGGTGATCAGCACAGACCAGTGGGTGCAACTGTCCAGCATCCCATCAACGTCAACCTCCGGGGAGGTCTGGTTGTCGGGGGAACCCGCGAGAGCGACAGCCGCCGCGCTGCCACCCTTGATGATCTGGTCAATCTTGTCGCTGGTAGTCACTTGCTTGCCTCTCTCTGGCTTACAACCCAATCTAATCAGATTAGAAGCAAGATGTCAAGCGTCAACTCCAAGATTTACAAGCACGTTCTTGGCAAACGGTGGCCACTGGTCGGTGTCGTGGTTCTCTTGGTACGCATCGTAAACAGCCTGCCACACCCACTCGTCTGCAATGCGGTCCTTGAGATCCCCCAAGATGCGTGACAGTTCCGGGTCTTTCACAACTCGTATCCCCACTGCTCAGCAATCTCACGCGCACGCGCAACCGTGACAGTGGCGCGGTCGTTCTCAAACTGCCAGTTGTAGATCGCCATGCGCTGATCTTCTGGCGGCAGACCTTGGAACGTGTCTGTCCAATCACGAACACGAGACATCTTGTGTACCCGGTCGCTGAGCCGGTACAGGGCAATGGGCTTCTCAGGAAGTCCGTCAACGAAGTAGTCACCGCGCTCGTCGCCACGCCGGATCTCATCAGGGGTCGCGGGCTGTATCTCTTCACCGACAGGGTAAAGCGGCTTACCTGTCAGCACGTCCGTAGCGCGGTTGTCACCGAACATCGGCAACACCTTGCGGATCTCGTCAATCTCTTCTGGCGTTAGACCAGCCATCCCATCTCCCTCATTATCTCATCAATCGCTTCTGCAATAGGCTCAAAGTCGTCCTCGTCCCAGTGAGGCTCAAGCCCCACCTTCCGCATAAAGGCATTGGCAGGATCAGTTCGCAGGTCAAGCACAGAGTAGATGCTGTCGTCTGTCCTAAGCGCAAACCACTGAGCCATCGAACGCGCCCACAACTCTTCTGCTGACAGGAAGTACGTCTGAGTTCGCTTGGGGTTGCCAAGCCTTCTGCCGTCAACGGTTGCTGACATTCTTTCTAGCCCATCTTCAATCCTCTTGTAAGACTTAGATTTGGTAACGACATCGTACCATTTGGAAACCGGTGAGTCAAGACCCTTCTTTGCACGAACGGTGGCGTAGGTTTGGCTGGCATCACCAAACAACTCACGATCCATGAAGTGTCCAAACTCGTGAACAATGGTGCTGCCGATACTTGCCCGCTTGGCTTCCTTGGTTGGCAACTTGGCCATCATCTCTGCACCGATCACGATGCGAGATCCCTTTGCGCCAATCGAACCCATCTCAGCCTGAGTTGCAAACGCACCTCCTCTCCCTGTGTTCTGGTTTTCGTAGTACGCAACTGCGCCGCCGATTTTGCTCCTGTATTCGATGGGAAGTTGCCCATCTTCAACAACTCCAAAGCGCGGGCTTTGATCGTTCCACCGGTTGAGTCCACGAGGAAGCCGTATCCCCAACTTCTCCAACTCGTCCATCACTTCGTCAACTGTGTCAGCAGCAATCTTCTTGTTGCCCCGCTGCCCAGTGAAAGACGAGATGATCTTGCGTGGCTCTATTAGCCCATCTGCATACTGGCCCGGTGTCTGGCTAGGCGGCTCAAGGAACTCGTCCCATCTCTGAGGGTCGGGGATCTCAGCAGCGTTGCGGGCTTGGATCGCATCCAACTCTCCCTTGCGTGCTGCGCTGACGCCTTCCTCTCGCGCCTCTTCGTACAGGCCGTGGTTGACCTGCTTGGTGGCAAACGATTCCCTTGTATGGAACTGCACCTCAATGAGATCGCCGTCTGGCGAACGCATGTTTACGTTGAGTCCCCGGTAGTCGTTGGGAACTTCAATCTCAACGCCGTCCCTCTTGACTTTCTTGGTCTTGCTCCAAGTGTTGCGCCAGTGGTCAGCAGAGAACGAATAGCCCCGCGACCGGAACGCAGCAACAAACTCTTCCAAGTTGTCGCCGTAGGAAGCGGTGTCCAGAATCACCGTGTAGCGGTTGGCGTCACGGATCTCCTCTTCGACAATCTCCCTGACTGTCTTGGGGTCGCCCTCTTGGACAGCGTTGTTGTATTTGCTCCTGACCTTCCGGGCCATTGAGCCGCGCCCCTTGACGCTGAACTCAATGCCGTCCAACTCAGCGCCCATCTCGCGGGCGATGTCCTGCATCTCGTCGTCAAGCGTCTTAGACAGCGCCTCTGCCTTCGACACTCGCTGATCAACTACCTCAGCAATCTCGTCGTTCAGCACGTCCTCTTCTGACCTAAACAGTTTCTTGGGCTGGAACCTAAGCCCCTGCGCTGTGTCCTCAAGCGCGTCAACTGTGTCAGACATCCTGACGGCCTTACGGTTCAGAATGACGTAGTAAAACGTGCCGTCTGGTTGCGGAACCCGGAACGCATCAATGCCAGCAATGATTCCAGCAAACTCTGTTTTCTGAGCGCCCTTTGCAAACTGCTGCATTGTCTCGTCAGCCGCGCGGTCTGCCGCCCTCCGCAACTTCTTGAGACTGGTGTTGGCTTGGACATACTCTTGAGCAGCAAGCCTTAGATCTGCCGGGATACGCAAGCCGGGGAACGTAAACCTTGGATCTGCGACGTTGACAAGAAGCGGCTGGTCAGCCAAAACGACGTTTGGTTTGTAGATCTTCCAAAACTCGTCGCCAATGGCCTCTTCCCAAGCGTTGATTAGATCCCTGCCCTTATCGTCAACAAGACTTTGGGCAGCCCTTACCTCAGCAGCATCACCGCTCTCCAACGCTCTGGCGAACTCGTCAAGGATGTGCTGCCTGCGTCCGTTGTACGGCAGCACCTCAACGCCAGCGGTTTGCCTCCCCATGCTCATGTAAACGTCCAACTCTGTGGTCCGGGGGAAAAGCCGCTGCTCTCTCACAAACTCATCTAGGTCAACCACGTTGGCGTCTGAGCGGATAGTCATGCGCTGCCTGACACCGCTGGCACCAACGTAAGGCTCAGTGATCTCGCGCGTGCTTCCTGCGTAGTACCCGTTGCCGTGAACGCCACGTCCGGGGTTGTACGCGCCCTCAACAAAGTCAACTGCCCACTGCTCTTCATCAACGCCGCGAAAGATCTCTACTTCCCCGGCAGCAACAAACTCGTCAATCTGGCTGTCGCCGTAAACGGTCGGGGCATCGCCGTAGTCCATAGCGATTCCGAACTCACGCAATGCCGGGTCGCCGTAGTTGCCGTCGCTCTTGTAGGTGTTCCAGTCAACCCACCGATCTCCCTGCCGCCCTTGGTCGTAAAGGATGTCTTGAGCAGAAGCAGGAATGGCGCGACCGGCTGGCCCCTCCAACTCGGGGTATCCCTCAATGTGCGTCTGTTCGATCTTGGCCTTTGGCCTTCTCTCGTCCCTGAGCAACTGGCTGCCGGTAACAGGTGCGCCCTTTTCAACCGGGATCTCTCGCAGGTTCAACTCGCCAGCGTCGAACTGTTGCGCCCTGCGCTTGCCCAGAATCCTGCGCCGGGTTTCAGCAGGTAGCCCTGCGAAGTAAGCCGTTGGGTTGAACCCCACTGCCGGATCGTCAAGGCTCTTGACCGGCTCCATTGAGCATTGACAGTTGGGGTGGCTCTCCTGTTTTGACGTGATTGGAAACACAAGCCCGCTCATCCCAAGGCAGAAGTCACAGGCCAACGGGCTGGCAATCCACACCCATCCCTCTTGACCGTTCTGACTGTATGCGTTCCACATCCCCTCACGACCGCCAGCAACCGCGCTGTTGCGTGCGCCGTAGGCAGCAGACTGGTTGGCCCACTGGTTCAGCGTAAAGCCAACGTCAAGCACGTCAGCGGCAACGCCCAGAGTCCTAAACAACTGAGCCAGCGACGACTGCTCTGCGCGACGGGCTGCGCCAGACACAAACTCGCGGGCGATTGTCGTTGCTGTCTCCTGCTGTTCCTCAAGGACATCGCCAAGGTCAATCTGCTTTGTGGGCTGTCCCGTGGCAGCGACCCGCGCAAGCCCCTCAATGCCGCCAGCAGAAACGCCCCGCCTGCGTGCGTCTGCAAATGCCGCTGCCGCACCGTCCTCAAGCAGCGCCATCTCTTGCTGGATGATCGCCCTCACCTGCGGCACTCGTGACGCAAGCATGGCAGCCGGATCTGGTGCCTTGCGAGAGTCGGCAATGATCTTGCCAATCCTGCGACTGATCGCCCCGCCTGCACCAGACAGAAGGACAAACAGGGACAGTCCAGTGACGGCCTCTATCTCACCAAGGCTTTGCTTCCACCGTTCCTGCGCTTCTGCCCGCTGGTCAACAGTGAGCATTACAGGCCAGTGTCAAACCCCGCGTTGAACGCAGACGCCTGCTCTTGCTGATCCTCCTGACGGCCCTCTGCCTCCAACTCAGGGTCGTACCCCAACTGCTCAAGGATCGTCGTGCGGCTGACTCCCAACTGAGAGTCAATAAGCGCGGTGCGCCTCAGCGCCTCTGGGTCTGTCGGCAGGATCTCTGGCCAGACGATCTCCACTGTCTGCGACTCGTAGCCCATCAGAGTCAATGACCTGTCGTACAAAGTCTTGATTCCATCGCCGTAGGTGCGCCGCTTGCTCTCAGTCTTTTGCAGAAGCGGTGCGTACAGGATGCGGAGAGCCAGCGACGACAACTGACCGGCGCTATCCAACTTGCCGGTGGCCACCTCTGGAATGCGCGTTGTCTCGTGCAGCGCAGCGACCATCCTGCGGTACAGGTCAATCGAACTGGCAAGGTCGCTCTTCATCTCAAGGTTGTCAAGCATCGCATCTGGATGCTCAAGCCTGATCACTGCACCGGGGTTGGCGTCCATGTTCAGCGCGTCGCCAATCATCTTGCCCCACGTCCGGGGATGTGCGTACAGGCGCACGATGCGGTTGATGTTGCTGACTACCCGATTGATCCCGTCGCACAGGTCAAGCACGTCTGGCTCAAGGTCAGCAATCCCATACGCCTCATGCGGTGACGGGATGTTCTGGATGTGCCCAACCGGGGCGAAGTAAAACGGCCAGACCTCTTCGCTGATTGTGCGCCAGTCCTCGTTGGTTGCCTCTTGCTCAAGGATCACCCAACCATTGCCGTCCCTCGTGATGAGGTGCCGCTTGGCAACGCTCTCTGTTCCGTTGTTAGGAATGAAGGTGATGATGTAGCCGGTGACGTACTCGTAGTCACTTGGATCCCACTCAACCTCAACAGTGGAGGGGTCAAGGCAAACCCAACGGACCTGATCATTCTCGCTCATCATCAGCCGGTAGTAGGCAGTCCCCGCAATGGCGCCGCTCACGCTCAACTTCTGCCAGAACAGGTCATGGTTGTTGTACGCCCCAAGGTCGTCAACCACAGCCTGCATCTCTTCGCCAGAGTCAGCAGACGCATTGACCATCACCTTCTGGCCAAACAGGTTTGCCACTCCAACGTCAACGATCAGCCGTGCGTAGTTGACCTTTACGTTGTCGTTGATTTCTCCCTTGCGAACCTTGAGGGTGTCGGGACCGCCGTGGAAGTAGGCGTTGTACGCACGCTTGATTCGCTGCTCACGCTCAAAGTCGTCCAACTCGCCAAGGTCTGCGTACTTCTCTGCTGGCCGGTACTCAGGGAACAGCGGCATCACATACTCCAAATGTCGTTGCCGAACGACGCACCCATTCGCGGAGCAGGAGCGAACGCCATCAACACAGCGTCAGCCCTGTCCGGGGACCGGCCCAGTCGCTTCTTGGTCTTGTCCTTCGCTTCCACTACACGCCTGCCGGAAGAGTCAAGCGAATACTTGGGCGCAACCAGATCAGCACCAAGCATCTCGTCGGTGTCAAGGTCAACTTGATGGATCTGCTCAGCGAACGCAAACCAAGCCTCACTTCGACGGTTGGGGTACAGGCGCGGCTCGTTGGCAGCAGAGCCACCATTGAAGCCGTCCACCGGAACACCCAACTCCTTGAGCCTGTCAGTCACGCCGCCGCCCAGTCCAACATCGTCAATCACAACTCTCATTCCCGGTGCATTGTATTCACGGGCGCAGTCAACAATGTTTCCAACTGTTTCCATGAGGCTGCGTGCTGTGTATGTCTTGTGGATCCTGACCCGGTTTCCCTGCCTGACAGCGATCACGGTTTCGTCTGAGCCATAACGTGCGACATCGCACGAGATCACCACTGGACGATCCGCGCTAATCTCCCGCGCCTTTGCGTCCTCAATGGCTTGGAGTCCTATCACTTGATCTTCGCTCTCGCTTGGAAAGTTGCCCAGTACCCGCACGTCATAGAGCGGGCTGCCTTCCCCCCACTGCTGTTTGCGCTGCTCCACCCAATCTGGTGAGACAAGCGCCTTGCGTGCCGGGTCTGGCACCTCTTCCCCTGTGACGTTCGGGGTGTCCCACGCTGAGATGTGGATTGTGTTGTACAGGTGCGACTCGGAATGGAACGCGCGGTAGAACGTGCCGCTCGTCTGCGTTGGGTTTCCGATCAACAGCACACGGGCATTGGGCGAAGTCAGAAAGCCCTCAGCCGCCTCGTAGATGTCCTCGTGGACTCCCGATGCCTCATCAACCACAAGCAGCAGGTTCTCAGCGTGGTGCCCCTGAAACCGCTCCGGCCTGTCGGTACTCAACCCCACCGCGAACCACGACCGGGAGATGGTCAAGCGCGTTGCGTCACAGGGAGGGAACAATCCTTCTGGTGCCTTGCCCACTGCTGCGTTGATCTCTGACCAAAGCAGATCCCTGACCTGTGAGAACGTCGGCGCTGTCGTAACCACGCGGCTCTCAGGGAACGCGGTCAGATACCACGCCACCACTCGCGCAGCAACCGCCGTCTTGCCTGAGCCGTGACAGGAACGAACTGCTGTGCGCGGGTTGTCCCTGACTGACTCAATGATGTCCCTCTGCTTGCTCCACGGATAGAAGCCAAGGACGTTCTCGCAGAAGGTGACGGGATCCGATTGGATCGCCGTGCCGACTCTCTCAGCAAGCGTGGTCAGTGTTCGTCCACTTCTCCAAGGTCACGGGTAATCATCAACTCTGCGTACCTGAGCATTCCGATCTGGTCCCACGTTGCTGGACCGCCGTTGCCCAGACCATCGGCAGAGATGAAGTGCATC